GTAAAACTAGGCACTGACTATAAGCACGTAGCAAAATGTACGGCCGGAACTGACAAGAACATTGGTATCGCACAAAGCGCAGCCACCACAGCAGAAGACGCTGTTGAGGTTGCCGTAGCTGGCGGAGCCAAAGGCTTGGCCGGTGGAACGATTGCAACTGGGGATAAGTTGACTGCCGATTCAAACGGCGCGCTTGTCGCAACCACGACTGAGAATGATCAAATCGTTGGCGTAGCATTACAAGACGCTGTCGCTGCGGACATCTTCGAAGTCTTAATCAGCCAAGCTGTTAGCTAAGGGGGAATGAAATGGCACAGTTAAATGCAATCGTAGATAAACTCCTAACAAACGTAAGCAGCATGTTTGTTCCGGAAGGATATGTGGCTGAAGAGGTCCTTCCTTTAGTAACAAGCACGCAGCATACAGGTAAGTTCGCCAAGTACGGCAGTAGCCACTTGCGAATCGAGCACAGCTTTCAAGCTGGCCGAGGTGAGTATAGAAGGGCCGAGCCGATCATTAGATCTTCGACCTCTTACTCGATCGAGTCACACGGTCTTTCTGCTCTTGTAACAGAGTCCGACTACAGAAACGTCGAGCTCCCATACAAGGCTGAAGAAGACGAAGTGTTGGGACTCACAACCTTGATCGCCCTTGAGAAAGAACAAGCCATTGCTGACACGCTGACAAGCACAACAGTGATGACCTTGAACACGACTCTCTCCGGGACATCTCAATGGTCTGATTTCGCAAACTCAGATCCCCTTGATGATTTTTCTGTAGCCCGAGCTGCTGTACGAGCTGCTTGCGGTCTCCCACCTAACGCCGCTGTTATGGATTGGTTGGTAGCTGACAAGCTTGCTTACAGCCCTCAAATCTTGGACGCTCTGGGATACACAGCTAACCGAGCCGGTCAGTTGTCTCCTCAAGAGTTGGCTAAAGCGATGGGTGTTGAAAGACTCTATATCGCTAAGGCCGTTAAGAACTCTGCGAAGGAAGGTCAAACCGATTCTCTAGGCGCCGTCTGGGGTAAACACTGCGTTCTGTTCTACGCTCCTACTAAAGCAATGCCTTACCAAGTGTCTCTCGGTTATCGAGTGGCTTTGGAAGGTCAAGCTCAACGTCGAGTGTTCAAGAATGCTGTGAACAACCCACCCAACAGCACTGAGATCCTGGTTGACGATAGCTACGACTTTTTAATTTCTAACGCAAACGCTGGATACTTGATCAAAGACGCGATTGCTTAAGGGGGAGACGATGAAATTACTATATGGGTTTCTGATCCTCCTATCGGTTAAGGCATTTGCCGTACCGGTAGCGATCAATCGAAGGGACGTGAAGTTTCCGACCCAACAAATGGTCGAGAAGCAGACGTTCACTAATCCGGCAGCAGCAGGAACAGCAGATGTGTTATCAGCTCACGCTGGCAATACTTCTGCCGCCGCCGCCACAGCATCGACTTTCGTGGCTCAGCCGGACGTACCTCGTAACTTGGTAATTACTCCGGGGGGAACGACAGGGGACGTTGAGGGTTGCTTTGTTACAGTGACTGGAACGGACTTTAACGGCGCTTCGCTGACTGAGCAGTTCCAGTTCGTGCCCAACCAATCAACCGGATCGACTGGGGTGAAGGCGTTTAAAACCGTCAGCCTCGTATCGTTCGCAGCTGGTTGCGAGTCCGGTAGCTTTGCCGCTACTTGGTCCGTTGGTTACGGTGAGCGACTAGGCTTGAAGAGTTGTGTAGCTAATGCTGGGGACTTCTTCTTTTCACTCTTGAACGGGTCTAAAGAAGCAACTGCCCCGACGTTATACGTTCACGCAACAATCCTGGCCTCTAATAATGCTGACTTCAACGGAACGATGGACGGCTCGGCAGACTTTGTTCTGTACTTCATGCAGAACTTTAATTGCTTCCCCTAATAGGGAAGATGCACCTTTGCAGAGGCGTACCTTTGCAGACCTGGGGGAGCCTAAAAAGCTCCCCTTTTATTTAGGGGGATGAGTGGCGTACTCCATTTATACGGACGTACAGGCAGAGTTTAAGAACATCACGTTCTCGTCTAGCTCTAGTGTTAAAGACACAGAGGTGACGGAGTTCATTACTCAAGCCGACGCCTATATCGACTCGAGACTGGGTCTCAAGTACACGGTCCCAATCACCGGGGTTGAGTCTCTGAAGATCTGTAAGAGATTGTCTATATGGCTTGTGACTGGGCGTATTAAAAGGATCCTGAGAGTCAAGACAGGCGTCCAAACGGGCGAACAGGACACGATCGATGGTGACCTTGAGACTTTGGCCAGGAACGAGATCGAGATGATACTGGATGGCCTATTGCTGCTTTCTGATGCGACTTTAGCGACGACTGCGGACGGTTTTAGATCCTACGCTGTTGACGAAGACCTGGAGTATACGTTCACGCGTGAGGACGACCAGTGGTAGCCGGATTCACGAAGTACGAAGTTGATAAGAATAAGAAGTTCAGAAGGGCTCTCGAACAAGCCGCGGGTAAGGTAGAAGACTTAAGAGTACCCCTAGAAGAAATAGCTCAAAATTGGTTCTCGACGAACACCGTTATATTTGAACAGAAGGGCCCGGGCAAGTTCGAAGACCTGACATCACAGACAAAGCAAAAGAAGATGAGAGAGATCGGGACAGCGTATCCGATCCTGTATCGTTACGGGTTCCTGAGAGAATCGCTGACAAATCCAAATGATTCGTTTGCCATGAAGATGGTCGATAAGAAGTCTCTCCAGTTGGGAACTAAGGTTCCTTATGCAATGTTTCACCAGTTGGGAACTAAGAACATGCCTCAGAGAATGGTGGTGTTCATAGGTCCGGAGTCTCCTTTCAAAGACGATGCGGGTATCCGGGACCGTGTAAAGAACTGGTCAAAAATCTTATTAGACTTCGTGATCGCTAAAACTAAAGGATCGGGAGCAGCTAAGTAATGGCTAAGTACGATATCGAGACATTCCTTGTGGCTCTTGAGACGCATCTAAAGGCAGATCTCAATACGAAGATTGCTGAAATTAACACTGAGAAGAATGATTCGATCACTCTCCTGACTATCGACTCGAATGCTTACTGCCAGCAGTCGATGGACCAGGTGATAATGAACTACGACCCGTATATTTATTATGGGATCACAGATATTAGATCTATCGGTCTGGGACCGCAGACTGCCAATACGTATAGAATCGTCATAGCTATAATCGTAGCTGACGCTGAGGGAGACACTCTAATTGCTAGAAGACTCCTAAGGTATCAAAGGGCTTTGTCCGAAGTAATAGAAAACAAATCTAGTACGTTCGCTTCCTACAAGAAGACGAACATTTCGAGCCTGGTACCGATAGCGTTTCAAATTCAAGATGAGACCCGTTCGTACAGGGCGATAGGAGTAGAGCTTGAAACGACGATTGCATGATGAATTCGAAGATCCAGAGATTGAGAACGTGGCCTGGGAAGTGAAGGCTAGTAAGGCGGTGGGCAAAAAATTAGAGGACCCGCTGAAACCGAAGCCCAAACCAGAAATAAAACCAGAAGTACAACCTAAGTCCAGCATGAAGGCTAAGAAGGCTTTCAGGATTGTACAAAATGAATTTGTCAGGGACATCAAAGTCGGCGACGATTTAAGTGATGTGCCTGCCGTATATATTAGCAACCTACGCACAGAAGGCGTCATAGACTAAAAGGAGAAGCAACATGGCACTGTCAGATCCGCGTCCAGTATTTGGGGTTCACTCGGTGAGTCCTTATAATAGAACCACCGGAAGTTTTTATGGAATAGTTAAGGTCCTTGCGGGATCCTCGCTCAACCTGGCTGGCGAACAGATTGAGTTGATGGGTGGATCCTCTAAGTATAGTTGGGCAGTTGAGGATGGTCGTATAGACGCCGAGCTGTCTTTGAAAGTTCGTGAGTACCCGGACTTCTTTATTGAATTGTTTTTGGGTAAAGCGCCCACTGCGAATTCAGCCGAGTCTTCTGGTAATTTATCGACTCCTGCGAATAAAAAAGGGACGTCGATTATCAATGCAACAACCGGGATCACGGCAACATTGACAGCCACAACGCCAGCGGATTTCAAATTTGGTAAATATCGTATCGAGTACGCGTCGGCCACAACAGTTAACGTCTTCTTTTCAAGTGACGCCGACTTGGCTCGTGGGTCTAACGGGACTTATCAAAGTGACCTGTTAAAGATCACCGCTACTGCACTGACTATTACTTCAGGCGGCACAACATTGATTCCTAGTTTCGGGATCACATTGAACGGTGGGTCTGGAGCGATTGCATTTACCTCTGGTGATACTGCTGAGTTCGAAGTACGTCCGATCAACAGCAAATCAATGACTGTTACGATTGGATCGACCTCCGATTCTACCTTCCCAGAGTTCGGATGTATCATCATGAGCCAAAAACGAGGCAATGGTGAGATGTGGGAAATCGATGCTCTCCGAGTAAAGGGTATCGGTCTTCCGTTTGGATTCGAAGAGAATGCCTGGTCAGAAGCTGAAGTTAAGGCGAAGTGCTTCTACGATTCCACACAAGACGCAGTTCTGAAAATCAGACACGTAACTCCTGTCTAATTGACAGCGCAGTCAAAGTCCTTGAGGGCCCCCATTATGAGTGGGGGCTTTCTTATTTTAGGTAGTCAATTTCAGCCTTAGCTACGTGTTTTAGAAGTAGCTGAACGTAGGTTTGTTTCTCCATGATCTCTGCGTTCTCCTGGTGGATTCGATTCATAAGATCGAATATCTGTTGGCGTCTGATCATTATTACTTGTCTGCTAGGTTGTTTTTTCGTGGGTTGTTTCTTTTTCTTCATTTGGTTTCCTTCCGACCTTCTGGCCTGAAAATAGAATTGTTCTGATGTAGTCTGATATTCCCTCTCGAGTGTAGATTCGAGCGGATCCTTTTATCTTGTTAAATTCTTTACGCGAAACTTTAAACGAAATAGTAACTGTACGTGGGTCTTCTAGTTTTGGACGACTCATGGATACTCCCCATAAAAACGGTGATACTCTTCGTGAGCCCAGTGCAAATAACTATGGGCACGGAGTGGGCCTTGAAACAGAAGGCGACAGTAATAATTAATTCGTATGCAGAACTTCATCCAACGCATCTATTCACCAATCTTAGACAAGTCGCCACGAACTGGAAGCGCTTCGATAGCAGCATCAGCCTTACGACGAAGGGTTGCGGATCCGTCCCAGAGTTTTCTGGTGCCGGAGACTCCCTCGGTTGGATTGTATTTATTATGGCCTTTCGGATAAACTCTCCAGCCGTTCATTCCGTGGTAAACCATACCTCTACGTTTTTTCATTGGTTTCCTCCAAGTAAGAAACAATTAACTTAAGAACGTCGCTTAGGTTCTGTAAGAACCCTAAGAGTTCGCTTTCTGTATAGACACGATCTATTTCTAGATTCAGAAGCTGCTTTGCAGTACTCAGTCTTTGATCCGTCATTATCGTCTCCTAGTCAGAATTTCCCCAAGTTAGTACTGCTTTCTCTCCACGATGATTTATTAAATAAATCCAAGCCTCTTCACATTCTTTGAAACGTGTTCGGTCGACTTTAAAAGTCGAGCCCCTTAAGTGTTTTGAATTGATGTCCCTTTCAAAGAGACTAAGAATGGCGTCGATGACTAAAGCGGTGTCCTCATCGATACCACCTTTTCTACTGCCATCGTCATCAATCCAATAGGACGTACACCAGCCACCGTACTTGTCTCCGGTGAAATATTGAAGAAGGAATAATTCGATGATTTCGCCCGGACCGTCGAGCTTAACCAACTT